AGAAGAGCAAGATGCACAGTAGAGACGCTAATTATAAAGATTATTATGAGAACATTTGGACTAGCAACACAACAAATGACCCTATGCAGGTTAATTTAGAAACAGATATTGTAGTTCAAGAGGTGAAGGAACTATACGAGAAGCGTAGTCAAGTAGGCATAAATAAGTATGGCACTACTTTAGAACATAGCAAACAAGACACATTAGAGTTTATTAATCACCTGATGGAAGAGCTTATGGATGCTACGTTATATCTGCAGAAAATTAAACACTTAATAAAATAATTATGGCTATTAAAATGCAACCTAAGAAATACGAAGAGCAAAAAGAATTCAATAAGAGATGTATGAATAATGCTAAACTAGGTAGTGACTATCCTAATAGAGACGATAGATTCAAGGTATGTCTTATGCTTTGGAAGAAAAATTTTGACCCTAAACAATAGTTATTAAGAATAATTGTATATATTTGTTAAAAACATATACAGTTATGCATATAATTAACGTAGGATTTAAGCTCTTTAAGCTGGTATTAGCCTTAATACTCCTTGCGTTTTTCCATTTACTGGAGACCTTTATGATTGTTATATACTTAATTGTAGAAACACCTCTATCTTGGGTACTTAATAAGATAGAAAAGGTAATCAAATATTTAATGAAAAACGTTTAACAATGTCAAGAACAAGAGAATTATTCGAGGAATTACAATTTGAACACAACCTTAGTGAAGAAACTAGGGTTGAATTACACTGGATGGAACAGGAGTGGATAGAGAGAAACAATAAATAATTGCAATGATAGAAGAACGAAATTTAAACCATTTACACTTACAGAGAAAATACAGCTCTAATAAAGAGAAATATTGTGGATGGACAATGGTTTACGGTAGTGTAATTCCTCAAATGAACCCAGGTTATTTAACTAAAAACAATCTTTGGTAATGATATTTACATTAGACGGTACAGCTTGGAGTAAAAAGAAGTTGCTTAAGAGCATGGAGGATGATGAGTTCTACTTCGGTTCTGAGGGGAAGTTGTATTTATCTTCTTCTTCTATAAAAGGATTATCTAGAAACCCTTTAAAGTACATCTCTGATAAGGAGAATCCAAAGCCGTATAAACCAAATACAGCATTTGATTTTGGGTCCTTGTTTCACTGGTATATATTAGAGCCTGATGTATACAAGAAGCAGGTTTTTGTAGACGTAGAGAAGAGAGTAGGTAAGCAGTGGAAAGAGGCAGTAGAAGAGCATGGTAGGGTGTTTCTACAGAAGGATAGAGATAAGGTAGAGGAGTTAGCTGATAATTTCATGTCCTGTTCTAGGATTAATGACTTAGTTAGTACTAGTGATTTAGAGGTAGCTGCTGTAGGAGATATAGATGGTGTTTGCTTTCGTGCAAAGGCTGATATACTAGGTGATGGTTTTATAGCAGACTTAAAGACTACAAGTAATCTAAAATGGTTTAAACAGGATGCCAGGAAGTTTGGTTATGCAGCTCAGGTATATATTTACTGCCACCTATTTAAGGTTGATTATAGGAAGTGGGCATTTATAGCTATAGATAAGGTTACTGGTGAATTTGGTTTTTACACAATATCAGAGAAGTTTTACCTCAGCGGTAAAGAAATAGTAGATAAAGGTATACAGAACTATAAAGAAATAATGAATGGTAAGGTTGACTTTGAGCCGTTTTATATAGAAGATGTTATATGAGTTACCTCAGTAAGCGTGAATGTTATACAGATATATTTATGTCTCTCTCTACAGGTATAATAGGAGAATCAGAACTGTATTTGCTTAGACAATTTTATGAAGACACAGAACAATATGAATGCTGTCAGGGTTTAGTTGAAGCATACGTAGATTATAAAAAAGAAGAACAAGAGAAATATGTTAGGGAAAATAAAAGAATTAGTGGAGATAGAGACGAAGATTTCGGACATCTCAGTGAAGAGTAGGTTACCATATATAGTTGATGCCAGAGTAATGTATTATTACTTAGCTAAGAAATATACGGTACATAGTTATCAAAAAATAGCTTCAAGAATAGGTTTTCATCATGCAACTGCCATTCATAGTATGAAGAGTTATGATAATTGGAAATTTGCATCATTACAGTACCATGAGCAATTAACTAAGCTACATGATATAGAAAAGTTAATGCCTGAGATACAAAACTCAGAGGTTGGACCTTCAGATTTACATGAGTTATTTAGAGCTAGGAATATAGCTTTAAACTTAGAGGTAAATAAGCTTATTAAAATACTAAAAGAAAGGGATGAGCAAATAGAAGACTATAAAAGGAGATTAACTATATAAAAAGATAAAATATGTTTTATGTATTTGGAGGTATGATTTTAGTTATGATGATAATTTTTGAGTAATGGAAGAAGAAAAGAAACCAGACGGCAGGAAAAACAATGGAGCTGTAAAGGGCGTGTCTAGGGGTCAAGGTAGACCTCGTAAGACTAAGAATAAGGATATTGATAAGATGACTTTAAACGCACTAAAGAAAGCATTTGGTAGCGAAGAAAAGGCTTGGATAGAGATAGCTAAGTTAGCTAAGGGAGGCTCTACGCAACATATGAAGTGGCTACTAGAGTATAGATATGGTAGACCAAAGGAGCAACAGAAGATAGAAATAGATACCAAAGTAAATATACCTGTAATTGATTTTGCAAAACCTGAGATAATAGATATAACACCTGAAGATGAAAGAGCAAACTTTAATAGAAATGAAGAATAGAATTGATGTTCTAGAGAGTGCAGTTACATATTGCTTAACTAGCATTAAAGAGATAGAGTCTAAGATTAAGAGTGAAGAAGATAATAATATAGATATAGATATTGAAGAAGTAGATGCCCAATAAAGTAGAGTTACATGATAAGTACCAGCCTCTATTTAAATCTGATAGTAGGTATTTTGTTATTACAGGAGGTAGGGGTTCTGGTAAATCGTTTGCTGTAACAGTATTCTTAGCATTATTAACATATGCATTAGACAATAGGATACTATTTACTCGTTATACTATGAGTTCTGCAGGTATGTCTATTATACCTGAATTCTTAGAGAAGCTAGAGCTTATGGGTGTGGCGGATAACTTTGATATTACTAAGGTTGATATTAAGAATAAATCTACAGACAGTTCAATATACTTTAGTGGTATTAAGACGGCCTCAGGAGACCAAACTGCAAAGCTAAAGTCTATCGCTGGTGTTAATACATTTGTATTAGATGAGGCAGAAGAGCTTATGGATGAGGAGAGCTTTGATAAGATTGATTTCTCTATACGTTCTAAGGATGCAACCAATAGGTGTTTACTTATCCTTAATCCTACTACAAAGGAGCATTGGATATACCAACGGTTCTTTCAAAATAGAGGCATTCCCGATGGGTTTAATGGCACTAAGGATGGTGTAACGTATATACATACAACTTACTTAGACAATATTGAAAACCTATCGGAGTCTTTTGTACAGCAGCTGGAGCAAATGAAGGTACGCAGACCAGATAAGTATAAGCACCAGATAATGGGTGGTTGGTTACAGCGTGCAGAAGGTGTGGTATTTGAGCACTGGCAGATGGGTCAATTTAATAGTGAGATGCAGCTTACTTGCTTTGGATTAGATATAGGATTTAGTCGTGATGAGTCAGTGCTTACAGAGGTTTCTGTAGATAAGATACGTAAGATTATATGGTGCAAAGAACACTTCTATAAGAAGGGATTAGTTACCTCTAATATATACGACCTATGTGTTAGACATGCAGGTAAAAGTCTTATAGTAATCGATAACAGCGAACCAAGGCTTATATCCGAACTCAGTACTAGAGGACTAAACGTTACTCCATGTATGAAGAAGAAGGGTAGTATACTAGCAGGTATAGCACTTATGCAGGACTACAATATAATACTACAAGGAGAGAATCTAGTAAAGGAATTTAACAATTACGTATGGGATGTTAAAGGTATAAAACCAAGAGATGCCTATAACCATGGTGTTGACAGTATGCGTTATGCTATTGAATATCTACTACTTAGAACAAATCCTAAAGGAACTTATGTAGTTGGTTAGGAATTTAAATATATTTTATGTATATTTGTACTTTAGTTTAGTTTTTGTTTTTTTATTGATATCAGCTCCTCTAGTTTTTTCATTTTCTAGGGGAGTTTTTTATTACATATAGTTTGTCAGTTAGAAATATTATATATATATTGCAATCTAATTAATACATATATTATGAAAAACAATGATAAAACATTTAGTATTATTGATAAGCTTGTATCTACTGGTAAGATATTCTCAGCTAACTTTACTAAGAAGGATGGTACATTACGTACTATGAATTGCAGGGTAAACGTACAGAAAGATTTAAAAGGTGTAGGACTTAATTACGATAGACGTAAGGCACGCAATCTAATTGTATGGGACCTACATGCCAATGCTTATAGAACTATCAAAACAGATAGCTTAAATTGGATACGTATACAAGGTAATACATATAACTTTGAAACATTATAATTATGACCAAAGAAGAGAAAAGAGAGTATGATAAGAAATATAGAGCAGCTAATAAAGCTAAAATAGCAGCTTATCAAAAGAAATGGGTAGAAGCTAATAGAGAGCATAGAACTGATTATGCTAAGTCTTGGAATGAAAAAAATAAGGAAAAGACAGCTGCTCTAAAAAAATCTTGGAAGGCTACTAAAAAGCATAAAGCTGTAGTTTATTACCTGCCAGAGCATCACTATGTAGGTGTTACTGAATGTTTATATAATAGGTTGTCCTGTCATACTCATAAGTTTAATCGATTTACAGAAGGTTATGAAATAATATATACTGCTAAGGATATGACAGAAGCTAGAGCAGTAGAAAGGTATATGCATTACGAGATGAGTTACAACGGTAAAAAAGGAGGAACTAAAGGATACTAACAACTAAATACAAATAACATGGCATCAAAAAGAAATAATTTAAACAGGTTAGGTTTAACCGATAAATTCCCCACTAAGTTCTGGGACTATTTAGTAAATCCCATCACAGGGTTTCCACACTCACAAAGAGATGAAAATTCAAGACTAAGACAAAAAAAATATTAATCTATGAGAGAAAGAGAAGATGAGCATCCAGTAATGCTAACAGCAAGAGAGATAGGGCTACTAGGAAGCCTTCTAACGCATCATATAAAAAATATGGAGGGTTTACTTGACCAAGGACAAATAGAGCTGCCAGAGCACAAGAAATGGTTTTATGATTTAGAAGATAAGTTGGAGCAAACTCATGAAAGTTAGAGAATTTACAGTGAGGCATTGTGCTATACAGGATATTAGAGATTTTGTAGAGCACTGGCATTATTCAAGTAGTGTTAATGGCTTGATGGTTTCTTACTGCTTTGCTCTGTATCATGAAGATACACTTATAGGTGGAATGATTTACGGTGGTCTTGGTATGGCTAATGCGTGGAAGAAATATGCAGACAACCCAAAGGATGTGATTGAGTTAAGGAGATTATGTTGTATAGACGACACTCCAAAGAACACGGAGAGCTTCTTTATAGGATATACTTTGAGGTGGCTTAAGAAGAATACAGGAATTAAAACTGTTGTTAGCTACTCAGACACTCATTACGGTCACGAAGGCATAATATATAAAGCTTCGAACTTTAAGATGATTGGAAAGACAGCTAAAAGTAAAGTGATTATATTTGGAGACAGACAATATCACGACAAAGCTATAAGAACTTACCACACCTATAAGGACGGAACTAAGAGACTCAAGCCATTTGCTCAGCGAATTAAAGACGCCTTGGAGGATGGTAGAGCCCATTATGAAGCTAGAACCCCTAAGAACATATACACTTACGAAGTGAAAGGAAAAGGATAAGGCACTAGAAGATAGACCCTTGCATTAATTTGTGAGGGTTTTTTACTTTTATATTAGGTTATGTCAATTAATTGTCGTATGTTTGTATCAACAAAGAGTGTGAATCTAGCAGGGGTACTTACTCCTTTGTGAATCTAGCAGGGGTAGCAATCTAAAAGGGGGTAAGTGATTTGATAATCTAATACCCTTTTTTTTGTGCGTTATCTTGAATAATATTTTATGCTTTTTTACGCTTTTTTATTACTCCATATT